CACTTTTTAAAATGTAGTTATCTCTTTCATCTAAGTAGTCTACAGTTACCGCTGTAATTCTTTGAGTTTCTGGGGTACTAGAGTAAGAGAATCCGTCTTCTGTAACATTTGAATTATTAAACAGCATAGTCGACTGGGAAACTGGCATATCAGAAGTAAAATAAATCTTACCAGCAGAGAAATTAATTTTACCGCCATAAATTTTCATCAAATCTTTTATATAATCATAAGCTTGATGTTGGTTGTCTATATATAGATTGCACATATGCCTTCTCTCAGTGGAAGATGTACCATCTATAACCACGGGAACTTCTTCATCACAAAATTTTGCAAATTCATAAAAAGACCATTTATCTAAATCAGATTCCTTAATTCCATATTTTCCCATTCCATAACGATCATTGGTCAGTAGGTCCCATAGAATCCATGCTGGATTACTGGTCCATTCAGAATTAGCAATAGTTTTAAATTCCCCATCCCATATTTCGGGAATATATCTAGATCCTTCGATTTCGTCTTTTGTTAATGCAGACCTTTTATTTGAACCAAAAGGTTGATCAGGGAAATAATTACTAGGAACTTTAAGAAGCCTGCCTTTAATTATGTATTCTCTATTTGGTATGCTTGGGTGATCTTTTGAGTTTACGCGAGTTCCTATAATGGCGGTATTAGGATAAGAGAAATAACCACCAACATGCTCAGTAATAGATAGAAGTTCAGCATCTATTTGATACCTTGCCTCAGCTAAACCTCCTATCACCGGATTCATTTCTCTAGTGTATCTATAAATTTTAATAATTCGATTCTTTTTGTTTTCTGCTGCAGAACCAGTTTCGGATGCCGGAAGATTATATAGGTAAATATCTTTAACATATGGACTTGTCGCACAGCCACGAAACTCAATAATATCTTCTTTTAGGGTTCCTCCTTCAATTCCATATTCAATACCAATTCTAAGTGAGGCTGGCCAGATTTCCCCACTATTTTTAATCAAAGAGCCAACTTTAAAGCATAAAAATTTAAGAGGTCCACCACAACTAAAAACACTGGCTATCATTAAACCTAATAGCATACCAAGAAAACCTCCGCCCATAATAAATGCCATTTCTGCAATTGCAGCAATAGCTTGCATGGCTGCAGAGCCAACATTATTTGTGGTTCCTCCACCGCCCCCAGCACTCGCAACAGGACCACCACATGGGCCAGCAACACCACTAGTTCCAACTGCTACAACTGTGGGGTTGGGTGCCAGTAATTGAGCTGCAATAGTTTTAGCTAAAGATGTGCCAATGATATAGCCTGCTATGGCTCCAAGCATTGGTATTAAATTTACAAACAAGTTAGATTCATCACCTTCATATATATAATGTAATTTATTGATTTTAATTCCTATAGAGACTTCACTAACTTCTGGATTGGTTACGCTATGACTGTAAAAATAATCTCTTTCGTTTTGGTTGTTTGGTCCATACAGTGGATATTTTATTATTTTTGTATCAGTGGGTATTCTGAACTCTTCAGAAATTAAATGAGCTCTTGAGTCTGAGGCTATCCTAGATGGCGTTATATGAGTATTATTAGGGAGACCGTTTTTAGAGTTTCCTATTCTCATATCAAAATGAAACTTAGAGTAATTGTATCTGTCGTTTGCATCTTTAATTGGAACTCCATCAAGAAAAATTGAACGAAACATCGCAGTTTCATCTGTGGTAACGTCATTAGTTGGAGGTTGACCAACAGTCCTTGGTGCATTACTTGAAGTCTTTAGTTGTATACTGTCATCTAAAACACTAAAACCGGCCACCGGCTTAGATCTATCTATTTGAGCAGCGGTCAAGGCTCCATTTGCAAATGTTAATTTAAGTTCAGGAGCAGTAAAAGTTACAGAACCAAGCATGGAGTCAATAGACTGGGACGGACTAAAACCTTTACCAGTATCATGTACATAAAATTTAGTAATCTTTCCTTCTTTTATGTGGTCACTATCTACCCTAATCTTTAAGTTTGTTTTTGGGAAGTGTACTGCTGGGTTAATGCGATCAGATTCATTGTCGTCCAAAATTGTTCCAGCGCTATTAGACAACTGAGCTAGCGTCATGAAAATGGCACCCATTCCGGGATCATACCATTCACTTACGGGATGAGCATACACAAGAGTGCCCTCGGCCATAAAAACAAGCTGATCACTATCCCCGCCATCAACAAAATCAGTACCTCTATCTATAACAGTAAAAGATTGTATTCCTCCTGAATTATTAACTATAACCTCCGCCTTAAAGTTAGCAAATGCAGTCATCTGACTTGCAGTTAAGTCAGATTTAAATACTGATGTTGCTATATTTCTAGACATCCCGTAGACGATAAAATTGTCCTCAGGTTTGTATCCAGCATTAGACGTGGTTCCGTTACCCTCAACTGTAATATTCATTATGCCATAGTTTAGATTGTATATGGATTGACCTACAGTTAAACCAACTTTATTTTGACCGTCTGCACTTTTGTAGCCTGCTCCAGCATTAGTAAGAGATAAAGAGACAGGGCGACCAGTAATTACAGCTGTTACCGACTCTCCTAAGCCATTAGTCAAACTAGTTTTCCGTTTGCCGGAAAGAGATAAAACTTCGACATTGGTATTAAAAGTAGCTACAGTAGTTGGTTCGGCTAAGTTTGTACCAACATCATCAAGTTGAAATCTTTTAAAACATGAATCTGGGCTCGTCCAGCTTCCATTATTGATTTTATCTGGAACTAAACCTTCTGCATGAGTGCTGGTTGGGGAAGGAAATATATTTTTAACCCAATCAGAATAAGAAGAGTATATCTTAGCATACTGTCTGTTTTTATTTGGGTTACTGATAATACTGTTACTAACTGTACCATCCTCATTGATTTCAAAGCTGATGTCTGTATTATTGTTACTTTTATCAATTTTCAAAACAAAACCTAAATCTTGGTAATTGTAAGAGCCGACAAAGCCAGAGTATCCAGTGGGTCTTTTGCCACTAATATCTTGAGGGTAAATCTGAGTGTATTGACCATTTGTTCCAGCTCCGGGATCCCAAACTGGATTATCAGGACAATCTAAGAGATGTAGTCCAGTAATAACTCCTTTTGCATCAACTTGAGCTACAGCCTCTATTCTAGTTGGGTAAAGACCGTAATTGTACATTCCACCAAAACCCATTTCAATTTTACGCATTACAAAAATATGAACTCTTGGGAATAAAAGAGGGTTATAGTAGCCTCTTGAATTATCTGGGTCTGGTTCATCAGGATTTCCGCCAGCTTCAGCTATAGCAACACTGTCCAAATTATTAAATCCACCCTTAATCATATGTGTGCAAAAAGTACCACTAAGTTTTGAGCTTGGATTTTCGGTGCAACCTGAACCCGGAACAAACTTAAAGTGTCTAGCGCTACTACCCGTAACAACAGTAGATGTACCAGACCAGTTACTAGACAAAGCGTTATACACTGCCTGACCAAAGCTATAATTTCCTGAAATCAAGGCTCCCAAATTAACTGTACTACCATTAATTAAATCTTGAAAATGATCACCTTTTGTGCCGTCTGTATTTGTGTAGCCCGCACTGTAACTCCTAGTGATGGTTCCGCTAGGCATTGAGCTGCCATCGCTTTTAGTTATACTTTTGCTGATATTTTTACATGTTAAAAACTCTAGCACAGATATGCTGACATAACCATCGACAGTGTGACTTTTGAAACCGGACCAGTATTGAACTGTACATACTTTTACACGAGCAGTATTATTTCTATTGTTGAACAAATTGTTATTACTTGAGTCGATCTGAATACGACAAACAGCATCCCAGCCAGTTGTTGAACTATTCGGAACAGTGGAAGATGTACTGTTAAGATAATCGTTTAGTAACGACTCTCTCACATCAGTAGCAACCATATCATTTCCACCTGTAAATGTTGATAGATCCAGAGCTGCTGCTCTTGCACTTCTATCAAAAGAACTATTTTTTATCGTGTCAATTTGAAGCTTTGGAAAACCATTGTAAGGAGATATGGAAAATTCCTTATCTTCTTTTTTGTAACCCTGTCCAGCGCTAAAACCAACTTTTAAATTTTGTGCATCTGCCGCTAAAGCTTCTAAATCAAAAACATGTTTGGTGCCATCTCTGACCGACTCTAAATTCCAATACTTGGAATCTATTTTTCCTTTGGCCGCAGCATTAGTATTAACATTAGGATAAATAGCTCCAATGTCGTCACCCAGTAAAAATACTTTATTGGATGCAATGTAATACTTGTTGTTGACTGTGTTTACATCGTATATAAAAGTAGTATAGTTATCTTCTCCATCTACGGTTGTATTAAATACTGTAGCATCCAAAGATGCATTCGACATGCTTTGTGGGCTGGAGCATTTAATCGCAAGGCTTGTTGTGCTGTCTAGTTCGTTGTCAGCTTTTATATTATATGTCCCATCAGGTATATCATAACCTTTGCCAGCACTTTCTACAGTAATATTTATGTCATTGTTAGTAACATCTGACATATGATTTATGCCATCTACATACTTAAGTGGCCCTAGTTTTATTTTAGCCCCACCAGCTGCTGGTGCTGCACTAACTCCCACCGGGTAATTTATATAACCATTGTCGTAATCATTGCCCTCAATAGGGTTAGCTAAACCTGCAATTGGACCTTCGCTTAAAAGCTCTAGAGATTTATAAATGGCTATAGATTCAAGTTTCTGAAAATTACCTCTATTCCTTACAGTCATTTCGGACTTTTCACTGACATAAGCAAGGCTTTCACTTGCGGCCATACCTTGATCTGAAACTTTCTCCACACAAAGAGAGGATGCGCTAGCTGGTCTTAAATAAGAATGCAAGCTTCCGGCTGGAGGAAATAAGTAAGGTCTTGCTCCTACTTTTGATGGAACTGTAGTACTGGAGCCATTGGGCACATTTGGGCTACCAACAGATGGTCCGCTGACAGATTGATAAGTACCTCTTGATGCGCTACTTGAGTGGTTTAAATTCTCAGGCTCATTTCCAGCTTCTGAATTAAAGCTTTTTGCGGCGCCCACGTTACCCCCAGCAAAACCAATTACGAGTTTACTAGCTTCTTTTTTCCAGCTAGAAACCTCATATCCATTAGTTAAATTTTTAGGCACAATAAAAGAATGTTTACCATTTTCAATTCGACTAATATCTTTTTTAGTTTGTGGGTATGCATATATTTCAGAAGACTCGTAATCATAATCATAATTATCTATTGAAGCATTTATGATTTTAGATCCCACTTTAAGTTGGCCATATATAACCGGAACAGGGGTTCCTTGCTCTACTTTGTTTTCAACGCTTTCGTACAAAAAAGAATTAGTTTCTATGATCTCATATTCAGGAGTATCATCTTCTTCTGACATCATGTCTACCATCTTTTGCATAGCAAAGCCCATCAAAAAGCTACTCAAGAAACCCATACCCATAGAACCCATTGTTCCCATAAAATCTCCAGCCCCTGCCGCCCCTTTGGGTTGAGGTATAATACTATAAACGCTTTCTTTTAGAATTAAGTCAGCACAGGCTGTATCATATTTTATGTCATTTTGGTCTACAAATAAAAAATCAACACCAGAAAAAGTTTTTTTGAGAAAGTAAGGTTTAAAAGAAGGGTAAAGTACGGATAAAGCTTGTATGGCTTCACGAATAGTCGAAACATTTAAGTCAATTTCTTGACAAAAATTATCCGCCATTTCACCATGTAAAACAAACTTTTTCATAAACCCTTATACCTATATACTTTATACACTTGATTCTTTAGTTCTTCGGTAAATAAATCTCTCGTAGGGTAATGCATAATTTTATGATGATGCAGGTATTTGCCTTGATCAAATACCCCTATGTGAAATAAATTATTGAAAGAAGGTTTTAAAATAACAAGATCTCCATTTTGTACATCACTTATAATAACTTCAGAAAAGTATTTTTTAACATTATTTATTAAAAAATCATTTGAATCATATCTTTTTCTCGACCAGTTAAATATATCATTTTGCAACTTCAGCCTGAAGTGAGCAAAGTAATAATCCCTAACAAAACTAATACAATCCTGAAAGAAAGGTATAAAAATTCTATTTTCTAGAGATTGCGGCTTAAAAGATTTAGGATAATACAGAAAACTTTCATTAGTTAATAAAGAAAAAATATAAGAAGGCAAACCTAGGGATTCTGAAATCTCAATATCTAAATCACTTGGCTGTTCATCATAATCTATGTGTGTATGAAATAGAGATATTATATTACCTTTAATAAAATGCTCAGAAAATAAATTATTATTAATTGAAAAATAATCTTTATAAACTTTGTTTTCGTTCGTTAAGCTTAAAAATTCATAATCAGTTTTGTAATCCTTATATACAAATAAACCACAAGACTCTCTATCGATATGAGTCTTAGCAAACTTTAAGCATTTGAGTATAGGTTTAGTGCTTCCAAGTACCCGGAAATCCTCCAAATGGTAATCCATTAATAGCCTCCTTGTCACCAAATCTAAGCCTGCATCCTTTCACGTCCTTACTGCAAGAATCCTCTACCCATTTGGTTTTATCACTTTCAGGATTAGCTCCTACAGTTCCATTAACCAAGCAAACAAAAAATTTTGCAGGCAAGGATGGATTCGCTTTATTGCTTATTTTTACATATTGCCCTCGATTATAAGTTGCTGTTGAGCTATACTCTAATGGTGACCCAGCTCCAGTAACAAAAAGTTCGTTGTTTTTAGAGTCGGCAACAGGAGCTTTGCCAGCATAACCACAACCGACACCACTACGATAAGCCCACTGACAAACATTAAATACAATTTTTCTATTTGGAACTAATGCATGCTCTTTTTCTAAAGGGGAACTCAATTCCCACTGTATGATTTTTGCATTTTCAGTAGTTTTTCTGTTGATCATATATTTTTCTACAGGAAAAGAGTCTTCTGTAGGGCTACCATATGGATTTGTGTTATTGGGAAAATTGTTTCCATGAAGAAATTTTACAAATGTCCTAATTCTTCTAACTTCGTAGCCAACAAAATCTTTAAAATATCTACTCTTTAAACTAAAAAAGGAATCTGTATTGTCTGCAGTAATTGAAGGCCTAGGTAAAGAATCTTCAGCAAAATCAAAGCCATCAGCTTGTATTGGATGGAATAAATAATTTTTACCTTTATAGTAAATGTCATTAAGGTAGCCATTTTCGCCAGCGTGAAAATAATATTTTTTCCCTCCGTCATCCTTTAGTATGATCTCAAACAAAACAACAAGAGCGGATGGCTCAAGAGACATAATCTCTTTGTGTATATTTAATTCCATATATTTATATTAAATTAATGATCTACTGTTTCAATAAATGTAGCAGTAATAGTGTGGTTGTTTCTGTAGTCCATCCTGTGGGTCCAATTAGGACACACAAAAGTTGACACCTTTTGTCTGTTAGGAGTATATTGGTTAGAGTTATCTGAAGTTAAATTGATATAATTATCTAACACATGGAATCCAAATCTTTTATAACCTAGATGGCTCTCCAAGAAAAATAAAATTCTTTTAGCTTCTCTATCCGATCTACCCGCAAAAGTTAAACTTAAATTATTTAAATTTGGATTAAATCCATATTTGTTAAATTTATTATATAGATCAGTACTATTGAGGCTTTTATATTTTGGAGACTTCTGTATAGATATAGAGTCGGTAGGTCTAAAATCAAACATTCTATATTCTAAATTTTCTCCATTTGCATAAATAGGTTTATAGGGATAGTAGTCGCAGTCATTAACATCATCAATAAACATTGAATGCCTTTTATCACTATGTTGAGTTATTACATGAGACGCAGAATTAAATCCTTGCTTGGCTATTCCGTAGATATCTATATTAGAATCAGCGCTAGCAGATAAATCTCTAGTTAGCTTAATCGTGCGATAATCATTAAAATGATATAACCTCTGACCCGCTTTCATTTCGAGATCATTATGAAACACTTTAGGGAAACCTATATTCTGCTCATTTGGATTAGACGATATAGAATTTAATGTTCCTAATTTAATTCCTATGTTTTCATTAAGCTCTAAGCTCTGTTCGACGTTATCTAAAATACTGGGAGACGCTAAAGATAGGCTTGCATTGACACTATATATATTATGACCTTGTTTTACATGAGTAAAGTCAAAGCAATAAAAATCATTTGTTTTATACGGAAAGAATGGAGTGAAGGAAAAAGCCTCAATTCTGGAATTAGTAAACTTGCCGGCATTACTATAACTTGGTAGCTCACCATAAAAGTGAGATTCTAGAAAATTAATTATTTGATTAGATTCTACAGAAGTTAATTGATCAAAAGTTAGGTCTAACTCCATAGATAGCCCATTGAAATTTTTAATAACTCTTTGTGAATGACTGTCACCAAACTCTAATACATCAACATTTGAAGAAAAAGAAGCTTGAGCGCCGAAAGAAGGTCGCTCAGTTAGTGTTGATTGACTGACATCCTTAATATCCATTATTCTAAATTTTGTACTACCTCAATGCTTCCATTTAAATAACCAGCAGACTGTACACTTAAACTCTGTTTTGTTATTGGTCCATGGCATTTAAATTCGTGCAAGAATCCATTTGAATTATCATCAAAGCTTGAGTAATTTAAATCTTTTAATTTCACTTTCAGCTCTGCAGTATCGCCATGAAAGTCTGAAGTTAACAGTTCTGTATCCATAGTGTCAGCAGTTAAAGACATTGTGATTATTGTGTTTCTTTTTGTAACCCTTTCTGGTTGGAGTCCTACGTTTGTATCGTTTGTATTTATATCTGGACACACGAACTTAGGAGTTCGCTCTACCTGTATAGAATAACTAAATGTAGACACATTTTCCTGACCAAAAGCATCAGCACCTAAAACTAAACTATTTTGACCATGAGGAACAGACTGTTGGTCATACAAAGAAGAGCTATAATAACCGTCAACAACTTCTGGCACTTTACGAATCTCTCCATATAAGTCGAAAGAAGCTGTTGCTTGAGAAATAGAGTTAGGAGCCAAAGAAAACTTAAAACTTTTTAAATAGGCATGATCAAAACAAAACTCACCCAGAAAACCGGTAATTCTTTCTTCGTCCAGAGGTGGAAAAACAGTTGGATCAGAGAGTCCAGTTATATTGAAAAAGTGAGGCAGATTACCTTCATTAACATAGAAATTAACATCTAGAGATCCAACGATAGGGGAGTTGGTTATATATTTGTAATGAGGTTGAATATAACCTTGTTGAGCTTCTTCTTCTGTGAGTGACCAAGGCCCATCTTTTGAGTAAACTGTGATTACATAATCTCCACCATCTGGGTAATAGTCATCATGAAAATACAGAGTTTTACCATTCGGGAATTTTATCGGACTGTCTTTCGGTATGTGTCTGATTGATGTAGCCAAAGGTGTTGCTGGGCCTTTAGTTGGTCCTAGCGTTGCATGATGAATTTGATTTTTAGTAAATGTTGGCGAAGAGTATTCCAAAGAACTAGAAAAACCAAAAGCACATATTCGGATAATATTATCTTCTCTTTGTCTTGCAACCCCAAGAGGGTGATTAACATTTAAGCTAGCGTTTTCTGCAAAAATATATTCACCTGCCGACCCATTGACAGCAAGGTATAGCGGTACATCTTCATATGGTAAAAAGCTCATGATTTAGTATTTATGTATCCAGCATACCTTAAGTTTATTGTAATTAAATCATCAGATGAGGTAGCAATGTTTTGATCCAAAAGTCGTGCATTATTTATAGTAAAAGTTTCTATACTATTTTGATTAATAGGATTTTTAAAACTTAAATTCAAAGAAGATTGCATTCTTGGTTTGACTAAATACTCTCTAATCTTGTCAATTTCAAAGTCATTGCATTCTATCTCAAAAGATGCCTCTTGATAGACTGGGCATTTTCTGTCAACTTGTATAGGGTAAGGAGAGCCTATTTTGTAAAGAGCTTCTCTGTCTACTCTCATTGTATAAGAAAATTGGGTCACTCGATTGGTTTGATAACCAGCGCAATCAACTGTTATTGATCCTTGGTTGGGTATTTGTATGGCTGGGTGCTCTTTCGTGTCGGTAGCATCAATGCCATCTCCTATGTTGCCATAAACTATAAAGCTAGCATCAGACTTTGGTATACTTCCAACACCAGCAGACACACTGTACTGAGTTAAGTATCCACTAGTAAAGCCAAATTTTTGATCGTCGTTAAAATTAATACTACCACTAATTGGATTATCTCCAGTGAAATTTAAAAAATAATCTTCACCAATAAAATACCTAGATACAGAGAAGTTGCCAACTAAAGGCCCTTGCCTTAC